TTTTTGTTCAATTTGAACAGATTTAATTCTAGCCTGTATTTCACTATTCAATCCAACTATTTTAGTAAGTGTATCCTGTTCTATTTCAGTAGCTCCAGCAAGTTTTGTTCGTAAATCACTTATATCATCTATTTGTTTTTGTACTATTGGAATTTGGTCACAAATAGATTTTGCATTATTATATGCATCCATTTCCTTTTTTGGTTCGGAAATTAAAGCAGATATGAATTGAGTACCAGCTGCAAATGCTAACATTTCACCCATTTTTTATTTAATTGTTACTAAGATTTTTTTATTGATAAAAGATACCATACAACTAAAGATAACATAACACCTAAAAATGCTATATTGCATGTGTTTATAATATCTTGTTCTTTAACAGGTTCTAAATAGTACATGGAAATTGCAGATGCATAATCAGGAACACCGTTATCAGGGTCACCTAAAATAGTTGTAATTAAATCGTTCAATTCTTGAACATTTTTAAGTGTAGTTTCGGTAATTTCTTTTTGCCATGCATCTACCTGCGCTTGAACATTATTTTGTAAATCACTTAATTTATTCTGAGCTGTTGGTGGTCCTGGAACTAAACTGTCAACAGAACTACCTATAAATGGGATAGATTGTAATAAAACTGAAAAAAATCCCTTTGCAACATAATCACTTTGTGTAGCTGGGCATTCTCCGGAATAAAATGACATTTTATTATATCAGAATATAATAAAATGCCAGCAGAAGAGCCCGAACCACACGAACCAACTCCAGAAGAACGTGAAGGACTCGCAAATGCAGCTGATCCAGCTAAATTAAATGAAGCAATTCAAAACAATCCAAATATTACACCGGAACGAATTAATCAAATTAGAGATGAAGTAGAAAATGGTACATATCCTGTTTCCGGTGAAACATACACACCAGAAGACAAAGCTATAGGAGATGCTTTTGTACAATTTCGTGACGGCAATATAAAAGCATCTGCAGCAGCTGGTGAGTTTGAAACGCCAGATGGTGCCCCTCCAAACGATCCTATGGCATTTTCAGTTGAAGGTGATAACACTACAGCTGGAGCTGCTGGAGCACGTAATGCAACTAAAGTCAGGGCTTATTTTCGTGAATTTATAAAAGGTGCAACACTTGGAATTATAGATATAGGTGATGGAGTTCCTAAACAAGATGGAACACCTCCAGATAAACCACCTGTGGAGGATACTCCAGAAAATAGATCTATAATTGATAAAGCAATTAAAAAAGTACAAGATGCTTTTGATATAGAAACAAGCCCAGGTAAAAAACAGCTTTTAAAAGCTTTATTAGCTCTTTTGCCTAACGTATTTAATGGTCTTGGTTTACTATTTACACTAAAAAAAACAAAAGATTTTTTAGAAGAAATTGCAAAAGGAATGGATGAATGTGATGAAGTGAATTTTTCAAAACATACCCAAATAAAATTAGAATGCGGTGATGGTTCAAGTGACGCTCTAAAAGCGGCGTGTTTATGCCCAGGTGCACCTGGTGCACCAACAGGTCTATCTAATTTATGTAGTACATTTGAACCTACACACACGTGCCCAGATTATAGATATATTTATTTTGAGTATCACTGGTGGAATGTTCTTCCAGCAATAGTCGCGGGAGTTCAACAAGGTCCTCAAAATTTTCTTGATTTCATTACAAAGAATAAATGGAAATTCATAATAGGAGGTATTTTAATTCTTGCTTTTATACTTGCATTTGGTCTAATTAAACATTATGCATTCGGTTCAAATAAATGAAAATAACATGTTTAGTTGCAGAACCAATGTTTGGGGATAATAAAAAGTACATAACCCTCGAACTTGACGCACAAACGGTTCAAACTGTAAAATTTGCACATGTAAAAATGTCTCGTGAAGTGTTAAAACTTATTGATCCACTCCAAGGTAATGTACTCAAAGTAAAAGTACCTTTTCGATACAATCGAGTCATGTGTAAATATTCAGGAAAAACTATTCAAGAATTGGTAAAAGGTGATAATGTAAAAGTTGACCTTACTTATTGCGGTTGGTGGGTTTCGGGAGATTTTGGCGGACCTTCGTGGAAGATGGAGTCTTGTTCGAGTGCGAGTTCGAGTTCGAGTGCGTAGCACTCACCCTATTAGAACTCATCATGTTCATCCCCCGGTCAAGTGTGAGAAGGTACAAAGTCTGGTACACAAGTTGACGAATTGTGTCTAAAATATTTTTCAGGTATGAATCTTTATTTTTTGTCGCGTCAACAATTTTCAAGAGTCGCTGAAAATACGCACGAGCCTTCATAGGATTCTGGTCCAGTGGTCCTGATGTGTAACCAGAAATGAGTCCGTACCGTCCCTGGTAACCCTCTGCATATTCGTCAAACAAAGGAACAATTCCCTCATAATAAGCCTGAAGCGCTTTATGAGCCGCAAACGACTTGGTTCGCCAGTGAAACACGTGAGCCTGTGTGCGCGAATGCAAAAGTGCTGAAAGTAACTTGGATGCCATTTATATTAGTTGACATTTATATTTCGAATAAGAAAGTTGACGTGCGTACGCAATTTATTTTTATAATTTATAAGATTTTGAACATTTGTTAGATACTCAAGTTTTTGAATGGGTGTTTTAATGTTGTATGATACACTTGATGGTGAAGTTTCTGATAAATGTAATTGTACTGGAACACTCCCACGTTTTTCAAAACGAAGATTTCGTCTCCCAGATTTTGTTGGTATCAATTCATACCCAAGATTTATTAACGCAATCTCAAATTTATATCTATTATGGTTACCAATTATAAAATCAAACTGTATCGGTGTTCTAAATGGTAACCCAAGGTACTTGGCATGAATTGACGCAGCCATATCACCCGATGTTACCCATCGAGACTTCAACTTGTTGAAAACTCGTCGTAAAGTTTTAAATTGTTCATCCATTTAAGGTTTGTAAACATTATTATTATATGAAAGTGTTGTCACGAACAGGGTTCTTGGTACCAGTTGAAGAACCAGAAATAAAAAACATTAAAAAAGAACTCACCGTTAGACCTATAATAAACAATGAATTCGGATTTCCACCTCCTCCATTCAAGGTTTTCAAGGAGACAAAACGAAACATTTGCGTACCCAGATTCTACGGAATTGAAAAGTTCGGTTCATCTTTTGAAGATCGCCGCCCGGAGCCTGTCAGAGTTGTATTTTCGTTTAATGGACGGCTTCGTGACGAGACTTTCCAAAATGAGGCTCTTCGGAGAGCGATTGAAGCCGGGTCGGGGGTACTTTCATTACCTTGCGGATACGGGAAAACAACCGTCGCTCTCGCAATCGCCGCGCGTTTGGGTCTAAGAACTATGATTGTAGTGCACAAGGAATTTTTAGCAAATCAGTGGAGGGAACGAATTCAGCAATTTTGTCCAGGTGCGACGATAGGTATTGTTCAACAGGAACGTATACAAGTCGATTGCGACTTTGTCATTGCAATGTTACAGAGTCTATCCCTCAAAGAGTACTCTTTTGACCAATTTGAAACAATTGGAACTGTATTTGTAGACGAAGCGCATCACGTGTGTGCACGAGTATTTTCACAATCACTTTTTAAGGTGTGCCCCAAACACGCGTTTGGTTTATCCGCTACACCAGATAGAAAGGATGGTCTCACAAAAGTTCTTCATTGGTTTTTGGGACCAACATTTTTTAGTGTTGAACGAGAGAATCAGAAACAAGTCCAAGTGTTTCCGATTGAATTTATGTGTCCATTGTTCAGAGACCCACCACCGTGTAATAAAACTGGAAAAGTGTCTCTGGTGCAAATGATTACCGATCTAGTTGAACACTCGGAACGTAACAAGTTGCTTGTTGATTTAATTAGAAAAATTACAACTGAGAGTAATCGTCAAATTCTTGTTCTCAGTGATAGACGTTTACACTGTCAGTTTTTACAGTCACAATTTCCAGATAATTCGGGACTTTATATGGGTGGTATGAAGGAATCAGACTTGTTGGAAACTAGTAAAAAACGGATTATATTTGGAACGTTTAGTCAGGCTCATGAAGGGCTCGATATTCCGACACTTGACACGGTAATACTTGCAACACCGAAATCTGATATAAAACAATCAATTGGAAGGATACTCCGAGAGACTGGTGGTAAGAAAAATGACCCTCACATATATGACATACTCGATCAATGGTCTCTTCTTTTTTCAATGTATCAAAAAAGAAGAAGGGTTTATCGTGAAGGTGGTTTTATTATTGATTCAGGACCTCCCGAAGCAACTGTTGTAAATGAATTCAAAGGAAAATGTTTATTAACGCCTCATTGAATCTGTAAATGCTAAAAAAAGAACTCCAATTACAAAAGCCATTACGACATAGTTGCACTCTGTAGTCTCACCTGAAAATGCACTTTTTGGAAGTGGTGGCAGTTGGACTTCTTTCTTTGGAGGCGGATCGTCTTCTAATGTATAATATGCAATCATTTAGTATGTGCATACACTTTTTTTACAGAGAAACTTCGGTCGTCTTCTTCTTGCGACCACCCTTCTTTTTTGCTGCAGATACTTTAACTTCTTTGAGATCTCCGCCAAATGACTCGCCTGAAACAGAAACAATATCAGACATGTCATCATCATTAGTCTCCTCAAACTGAACCTCCTGTACAGTTTCAAGAGGCTTTGTATTCATAGGAGGAGGAGGGGGCATCATAATTCCACCCATGAGACTCGAAATATCCAACCCTGGTCCCTGCATTTCGCGTCTTGCACTGGTTCCGTCACCTCCTCCTCTTACCACTGGTGATGCCATTGGTCTTGATGTTGTATCCTCGCGAGGACCATTGTTACGCTGTGTATTCTGAACAGCCTGCATCATATTCTTTATAAGATCGGGATTCTGTTTCATAACGTCATTCATGTTTGGAATAGCCGTTTTAAACATGCTGTGTGTCAGGTGAAACATCATACCACTTCCTCCGAGCATCATTATGAGTTTAATCTCTGGTGCAACACTCATCTTTGTTCGGTACTTGGTGTAGAGTTCTTCAAAGACACCATCATAATCGTCAACATTTTCCATTACACTCTCAGACCAGCCTTCAAGCATGACATCGAATGGATTGTACCTCTTGTTCAAAAACTCGATACCAGTCACACACGCAATGAGCATTCTTCTTGAAAACTTTATGGATTGTTCAGCCTCAATTCCGTAAATGAGACGCTTGTATTCTGTGCGAATCTCTGAAATGTCAGAATATGCCGTCAGCTTCTTATTCACGTTGAGACCCTTTTTCTCCAGACGAGCCAATTTGTTGAGCAAGTCAGCCTTTTCATCATCGATACTTGTGTATCCAGGAGAAGGTACTTCTTCTGGCGCTCCACTCATATCATGTCCACCTCCAGCGTAACCACCACCGTGTCCCGCAAACTCCTCTTCACCATCTTCACTTTCTTCATCCATATATTGCATCGGAGGAGGGGCAAAGTTGGTTCTTTTTCCAGGATTTGTAAATGCATCCATCTCAGGCTGGGGCTCTTGACGCCGTACCGGCTGAGGAACTGGGCGACGCTTAGGTGCAGCCGGTTTGGTTGTAATCTCAATCTCATTCATCAAAGCCTGTTCATCCGCGTCTAGTTTTAATACTTGTGTATTGGGAGTCCGTTCGAGAATTATGTCAGAGTCCATATATCTCTAATAGGAAATGATTATAAAGTCTTTAACGCACTATAAAAAAATATTAGCTGATACTAAATGAAGTTTCGCAGTTCTCACCTTTTTATTATTGTTGCCGTCCTTATTCTCATTTTTGTTTTCCGAAACACCAGTGGGTACATTACAGGATTTCCAGTAACCACCAACATATCAGACAGTAAATTTGACAGTCTTTTCCAAAGTGATAAACTTGGTTATGATCTCAAGTGCACCCCAGGAAATAAGTGCGACGTTACCACTGGTAAAGGTTGTGGATACTACACAAAGGACCTCACACCCGGAGGTTTCTGCGATTTCCAGATTGCTGTCAACACAGCGGCTGATTACAAACTCGGAAATGAACCCATGTACGCAATTCCTCTTGGAAACTAATCAATTTGCAGGAGCAAGTAATCGAGTGCGGAGCACTCAGTACCCAAATCGAGTGCGGAGCACTCAGTACCCAAATCGAGTGCGGAGCACTCAGTACCCAAATCGAGTGCGGAGCACTCAGTACCCAAATCGAGTGCGGAGCACTCAGTAAAAAATCAACGTAATTAATAATAATGAATTGTCCCTTGGAAGTAAAAAATTTATATGTTACGTCAACAAATAGAGATGTAAACATAAACCCATACGGAAACTCGTATACTCTTTATCTCACTACGCCGATTAAGGATATTACGAACGTGGAATTGTTGTATGCATCAGTACCAAATACAATGTACAATGTAAATAATGGTACGAATGTAATTGGTTTTACGAATAAAACTAACACAGTAAACAATGTAGTGCTTGAAACTATTCCAATTGGATTTTATAGTGCGGGTGGTTTAGCTACAGAGATTGTAAATGCAACATATACTGATTCAAATGTTAGTATTTCATATTTATCAAATGAAGGTAAATTTTTGTTTACGAGAAACACTGGATTTACTATGAATGTAATGACGGAAGAATTAGCATCTCTGTTAGGTTTCTCATTCCCTTGTAGTGTAAACGCTACAGATTCTTCAACGACGCCATACTCTAACAATTTGAGGTACACTGGTAAATGGTTTATTAAATCAAATTTTGTTGTTGATCT